TATCCCATTACAATAAACTTACATGAGAAAGGAGAAATTGATGAGTAGTATTAATTTTGAAGAAGATCAGAGAGAAGATTTAGGTGCAGTAAATGAAGCTAAAAATTTATCTGATCAAGTAGTAAAACTAAAAAAGTTAGAAGACGAAGTAGTTAGTAAAGAGGAAGAGCTGAAGGAACTAAAAAGAAAAAGAGATTTAGTTTCAGGAGAAGTCATTCCTACGATGATGCAGGAAATGAATATCTCCACATTAAAATTAGCGGATGGATCTGCAGTAGAAGTGAAACCCGTGTATGGTGCTTCCATTCCTAAAGCAAGACAGGAAGAAGCATTTAAATGGCTTCGAGATAACGGCCTAGGTGATTTGATTAAAAATGAAGTCACTGTTGCTTTTGGTCGTGACGAAGACGATAAGGCATCGCAGTATGCGGTCCTTGCGCAAGGTCAAGGGTATCAACCCGTCCAGAAATTGAAGGTTGAACCAATGACACTTAAAGCATTAGTCAGAGAGCGTGTCGAGTCTGGACAAGATATGCCCTCTGATTTATTTAACCTGTTCGCAGGCAACCGAACAAAAATAATAAGGAAACAATAAACATGAACGAGGTAACACAAAAAACAAACGCTTCTGTTCCTGCTAATATATTTGAGCAGGATGCAAGTAAGGGTTTAGGCAATATAGGCCAACAAGATTTGGCATTGCCGTTTCTAAAAATCCTTGGACAGTTATCGCCCGAAGTAAATGAGAGGGATGGTAAATATGTTAAAGGTGCCAAGCCAGGAATGATTTTTAATTCCGTGACTGGTGAGTTATATGATGGCGTGAAGGGCATTGATGTCGTTCCCTGCTTTTATAAACTCGAGTACATAGAATGGAAAGATAGAGGAGAAGGATTAGGAGCACCAATTGCTATCTATGATTCCTCATCTGACATTATGTCTAAAACAAAACCAGATGCAAACTACAAAGATAGATTACCCAATGGTAACTATATTGAGAAGACAGCATCTCATTTTGTAATTATCTTAGGTGATAGTCCTTCAACAGCGTTGATTTCTATGAAATCTACTCAATTAAAAATTAGTAGAAAGTGGAACTCAATGATGAGTGGGATTAAAATGAAAGGTAAAACTGGCTTATTTACGCCAGCATCTTTCAGCCACATTTACAAACTAAAAACTACTCAAATGTCTAATGACAAAGGCACTTGGTTTGGTTGGGAAGTAAGTAAAGTTGGTCCTGTATCAGATACTCAGATGTATCAGCAAGCTAAAACGTTTAGTGAAAATATTTCTAAAGGAAGTATTAAAGCTAAACACGGCGCTGACAAACCAAAAGGGTCTGACTCGCATTTCTAGTTTAATCGATTAGTCGATTAAAGAAGGGGCGAGAGCGGGAGACTTAACTCGCCCCTCTGAAAGATAATTATGGAGAAGAAATATATAAATTTATTTAATGGATATAGGCGCGCCTATGGTGTCGCTGATTGGACCAATGTAAAAATTGATCCGGTGAGTGGCAAAAAGAAACCAGATTATAGGTGGACTTTTGAAGAGTTTACCGATCAAGTCTTTACCGACCATTTAAATGGCTCTAAATCTGTAGGAATTCAGCCTACCAACGAAAATGCAGAAGTTAAATTTGGAGTTATTGATATAGATCCCAATAATTATGATAACTTCGACAGAAAATTTTTTATAGACAAAATTCAAGAATTTAAATTACCTTTAATCCCTATCGAATCTAAAAGTGGAGGGCTACATCTTTTTATATTTATGAAAGATTTCGTTTCGGCAACTCTTTTAGTTTCTTTCCTAAGTAATCTTCTTCCTCTTTTTAAATTAAAACCAGACACAGAAATTTTTCCCAAGCAGACACAATTAACTAAAGACACAGAAACTGGAGAATTAAGACCAGGACAATTTATCAACTTACCTTATTATAAAAAAACAGAACGTAGAGCTCTAAACATTGACGGAACTTTTTTTACCTTTGAACAATTTATTGAAGTAGCTGAAGCTAATTTAGTGGGTAAAGATAGTTTAGATAATATTACCGACGCAATTGATCGACAGATATATGAAGGAGCTGACGAAGATTTTAAAGATGGTCCTCCATGTCTAGCACATCTTTCTACCATTATGAAAGATCCTCTCTTTGATGGTAAAGATCGATTTATGTATAACTATCATGTCTTTGTTAAAATGAAATACGAGGACACATGGAAACAAAAAGTTAAGAATGCTCCAGTCAAATATTTTGCGGAACAACATGCGAATGCATGGGATGATAAATTATTAAATGCGAAAGTTAGATCATGGGCAAGATCTTTAAAAGGATATACTTGTACACAAAGTCCTATCAGTGATCATTGTAAAAAAGGAATATGTGTTAAGAAAAAATTTGGAGTTTTATCGGGATCTAAAGGAACTTATCCTGAATTAACTAATTTAAAAAAGATAGACCTTGAACCAGAACCAGAATTTGAATTTGATGTAATTAAATCGGATGGTATTAGCACAGCTACAGTTCATTGTAGAAGTGTAGAACATGTTAATGATCAACGTAAAAGAAGAAATGCTATATCGAAAGCAGCAGGATTTGCTCCCCCTATTATTAAAGGAGATGAAGATCAAACGGTTCTCGATGCATTATGGAAAACACAGAAAATAGTCTCCCCTCCTATTGGTACCACTCCTAAAGAAAAATTACATGATGTTCTTCATGCTAAAATAAATGGAGCTAAAGCTACAAATGATGCCAGCTTTAAATCTGGAACTGTCTTAATTGAAGAAGGCTGTGCTTATTTTAAATTTGATAAATTTTATGACAAATTAAAATCTAAGAATTGGAAATACAGTGAAGATAAAACTGGAAACATGATGATGAAAACTTATGAAAATTGTGACATAGAATTTATGGAACAAAAAAGATTTCCTAGTAAAACAAAAGGTAAATATAACACTCCTACTAAAAATGTAGTTAAAATTTCTATTAAAGAATTTGAAAACGTACCCATCTATCATACTCGACTCGAGCACCAAAAGGATATTATATGATGAGAAAAATACTCGGGCCTCCGGGAACAGGAAAAACAACTAGACTGTTAAAATATGTTAAAACCTTTTTAAAACTAGGGACACCTCTGGATAAAATAGGCTATTTTGCCTTCACAAAAAAGGCTGCAAATGAAGCAAAAAATAGAATGTTGGACAGCTATCCTGACCTAACTTACAAGCATTTAAAACGTTTTCAAACATTACATTCTTTAGCTTTTGAGAGATTAGGCATGAAGAAAAGTGAAGTGATGCAAGATGAACACTACGAAGACATAGGAAAAAAATTAGGAATAGAAGTTACAGTTTATAGTGATGGTCAAGAACGAACAGGATTTGTAGATTCAGATAGTGAATATTTTAATTTAATTAATGCCGCAAGAATTAAGGGAATTACTAGTGAAGAAGAATATAATAGCGACATGTATTCTACTGAGCTCGACAAAAATTTAATTCCTATTTTAGAAGATGAAATAAATAACTATAAAGATGCCTTTCAGTTGAAAGATTTTACCGATATGATTCATAAATTTAATATGGCAGAATTGTGTCCAAAATTTGACGTAGTTTTTATTGATGAGGCCCAAGATTTATCACCTATTCAATGGAAGATGTTTGAAGAGTTAAAAAAGAACACAAAACATATGATATTAGCGGGTGATGATGACCAAGCCATTTATGGATGGGCTGGTGCAGACGTTAAAAGATTTCAAGATGAGCCCGCAAAAGAAATTGTTTTGCCACAATCTTATAGAGTACCAAGAACGATTCAACACATTGCTGACAATATTTTAGATAGAATACCAGATGAGAGAAGAATTAAAAAAGAATGGGAAGCAAGAGACGAAGAAGGAGATATATATTTTGGTACTTCAGTTGAAGATGTTCCATTACATAAAGGAAAATGGTTAGTGCTCGCTAGGTATAATGACAGATTAATAAAACTTAAACCCTCACTCAGAGATATGGGGATTTACTTTGAATACAAAGGACGTAAAAGTTATAAAGCTCGACTTTACACAGCTATTCAAAATTTTACTCGATGGACTAATGGTGACCAACTTTCATTAACCGAATGTAGGGATTTATTTGAATATCTAGGTAAAGAATTCCCGCAAAAAGAAGAACGTATGTATGATTTAAGAGAATTTGGATACGGCCATACTGATAGATGGTTTGATGTGTTTGAAACAGAACCTGATGACAGCTTATATATTAGAAATATGTTAGCGCAGGGAGAGCAACTGGTTCAACCTGCAAGAGTTGTTTTATCTACTATTCATTCCGCCAAAGGGGGAGAGGCAGACAATGTATTATTAATCTTAGATAACACCAAAAATATTAGAGAAGCTGTAGAAAGATCCCCTGACAAAAGTGATGAAGAAAATCGAATATGGTATGTTGGAGTAACAAGAACCAAGCAGAATCTTTACGTATTAGCAGCTCGAAAGGAGAGTAATGGATATGACATCGAAAGTGTACACTAAGCAAATCGGTGGGGCCCACTACAAGAAAATGAAAATTCAGCCCAGTGAATTTGTGCATGAAAACAAAATGTTATTTGCAGAAGGCAACATAATAAAGTATATATGTAGACACCCGTATAAAGATGGAAAGCAGGATATATTGAAGGCAATACATTATTGTGAAATGATTATTGAGAGAGACTACACCTTACCGGATTATATGATTCCGATGACTGAGGAAGAAGAATATCGGAACGCGGGTATCACAAAAGAAGAGGCCGAGAGAAAAACAAAACCTAATTCCTGGGGGATTTTAAAAAAATGAGAATCCCAAAATTTGAAGCACAAACTGAATGGGTTAAACCAACAGAGTTTCCAGACTTAAGACAAGTCGACGAAATAGCAATAGACTTAGAAACAAAAGATCCTGATCTTCTTAAGAAAGGATCTGGTTCAGTAATTGGTAATGGAGAAATCATTGGAATTGCAGTAGCCACTTCATTCTATAAAGGATATTTTCCAATTGCTCATGAAGGTGGGGGAAACATGGATAAGAAACAAGTTTTCTCTTGGCTTAAAGATATTTTAGAAGCACCATCCACAAAAATTTTTCACAATGCAATTTACGATGTGTGTTGGTTGAGAGCAGCTGGATTTAAAATTAATGGTGACATTGTTTGTACCATGATCGCCGCAGCAATTACCGATGAGAATAGATTTAGATATGATCTTAATAGTTTATCCTGGCATTATTTAGGTTATGGAAAGAACGAAAGAGCTTTAGCTGAAGCTGCAGAAGAATGGGGCATCGATCCTAAAGCAGAAATGTATAAGCTACCTGCCATGCACGCAGGTTCTTACGGAGAGAGGGATGCTGAAATAACTTTAGGATTATGGCAAGAACTTAAAAAAGAAATTATTCATCAAGACCTAGAAGACATTTTTGATTTAGAAACAGATCTATTCCCATGTTTGGTTGATATGAGATTCAAAGGAGTAAGAGTAGATGCAGAACGAGCTCATCTTATGAAGAAAGAACTGATGGCTGAAGAAAAAGAAATCTTAAGAGCCATTGAAAAAGAAACAAATATTTTACCACAGATATGGGCCGCAAGATCAGTAGCTAATGTATTTGATATGTTAAAAATAGAATACCCTCGTACAGAAAAAACAGCTGCTCCTTCTTTTACTAAAAATTTTTTACAAGAACATTCACATCCAGTTGTTAGAATGATTGCTAAAGCTAGAGAAATTAACAAAGCTCATACTACCTTCATTGATTCTATTTTAAGATATGAACATAAAGGTAGAATCCATGCAGAAATTAATCAGTTAAGAAATGCAGGAGGCGGAACAGTGACAGGTAGATTTAGTTATCAAAATCCTAACCTTCAACAGATTCCCGCACGTAATAAAGATTTAGGACCAAAGATTAGAAGTTTATTTATACCTGAAGAAGGATGTAAGTGGGGTTGTTTTGATTACTCACAACAAGAACCTAGACTCGTTGTTCATTATGCAGCGCTCTATAAATTACCTTCC